ATTGATACCGCGATTGTACGGCCGGTCATCCTGTTTTGCGTAAAGCGGTATCCCGATAGTATTCACGGTTTCCAGAAAATCGGCCGGTGCATAAATGGTTTTAAAGGTGTCCATCGTTCCCTGGGGGTAGCAATGCCCTTCATCGTCATTTATAAATTTTCTGGTTGCTCCCGTGGCATCCGTAGCAGTGCCGCGGTATTCTTCAAAAATAATCCCGCCATAGGAAAACCCCTTTCTAATGTCTCCGCCAATGACTTGAACGGCCAATGCGGTATTGTCAAAAACGGCTTTGACGCTCGCATGCCCGGTCAGCGCATCAAAAAAGTCGGCGGAAACAAGCGCTCGCGGCTGTGTCATGACCTCACCGCGCAGATTGTCTTCAATGAGTCGAAGCACTTGCATGCATTTGGCCCGGACATCGGTTGTGGGTGTTGATAAATCAAAATCAACGTAATTCTGTTCAATCCCGAATTCCGTATAAAGATTGTACAGAAGGGTCCCGTCAGCATCCAGAATGATCCCTTTCAGCGCCCCCATCCTCAAATGTTCCAGGGTAATCGCGTACTTGTTTTTGGCCGATTGCATATGGCTATTGATGATGCTGGCTAATGTCTGTGCCTGGTTCTCTGTGCCGAATTCACGGACAGCTTCAAACTCGGAAGCCAGGATCACATCGCTTAGGGGAATATGGGGGACGCTGAACGCCCTGACTTTCCTTTTACCCATTCGGTTCTGCTGTTCGGGCGCGCCAACAGGCATCGTTGATAACAGGTTAAGTACCCCGTTTTGCTCCTCTACCAGCGCCACACGGGTTGTTATCCCCTTATCGGGGAAAACGTCCAACTCTCTCAGTCTGCCGTAATTGTTCGGAAGGATATTGATTGCATTCGTAAGCGAGACCAAGTTAAATGCATCTGTTTCAAAAGGGTTAAGCAACATTTTTCATACTCCTTTTTTTGGGGGGTAAGAGGTTATAGGTAAGGGGTTATGGGTAAGGATGGTTTTTTACCCATAACCTATTACCCATCACCTGTTTTGTTTAAACATCCGTTCTGGTAACAATCCCCGCGTTCGCCAATTGGGTCAGTGCGGCAGCCTTTTGGGCATCCGAGGCGCCTGCCGGCCAGGTCAGATAATCGGCAACGATTTGGGCATCACGGACAATTGCAACAGCCTGCCTGTCAGAGTTATAAGCAGATGTGTCAGCTCCAATCGTGCAGATATTGGTCTGCCGGGCGCTGTTCTGGTTTTCAGCCTGGAAAGTTCCCACCTGGTTGTCGAGAATGAGGGTGCCTGCCGCAGTACCCGCAGCAAAGGTTCCGGAACTCAAAGTAAATGAAACAACTTGCGCGGTTGCTCCGCTTATTGCACCGGTCAAAGTTTCGCCGGCCAGCAGCTCAGCAACGCCACCCGAGGTGTAGGCAACCTGTTTCCGGGTCGTATCCGTCGTATCCGCCCCGGCAGTCAGTATCCCATAAGCGTCCTCAGACCCATCAATCCCGGTAAGATTGAGCTCTCTGACTTTCCCGGAACCAGCCGGAACCGTAATGGTGAAAGAATCGCCGAGGGCAAAGTCCGTGGCGCCATCGGTGAGGGTGAAATTGATCGCCGGGTTGGTATAAGCGCCCATCACGGCATCCGGCAATGATTCGCCATCCGGATCTCGGACCGAAAAAATCCCGCCATTGGCAGCCACCCCGACGCATCGCAGGTTATAAACGCCTACTTTGGTTTTGGCGCCACCGGTCACGGAAACGCAGGTGCCGTTTCCGGTGTTGGTTCCGGCAGTACCGGTCGTGGGCACAGATCCGATTTTAATCTTCCCGATCACAGACCCCATAACAAGGTCTTGTCCGGCCAATACAGTGACATGCTCGCGGGAGTGGTTGTTTTCCATTTCCCATTTAAGCAAATCATTCAGGTACGCTCCTTCAGTCAATACAGTCTGCATGTTCGTTCTCCTTATTGTCCAAGACGCTATTTGTTTTTCAAAACAAGTTCAGCACGCTTTTTCGCATCAGCCAAAAGCGGGTTGCTTTCACTTGAGGCCAGTGGTCCGATAGTGGATATAATAGGCGCATGCGCTGCCGCCTTGGCCTTGGCGTCAAGAATAGCGCTTTTTGCCTCATCGAGCGTCAGTCCATCACGGATCATGGGGCCAGCCAGTTCCGGCATTTCCGCGACGTCGCACAATTCCACAATGTCCCCAGCCCCCGCCCCGGCAGTCGGGGTCACAGCGCCCGGGTCAGTGGTGTCGGTCGGCTCGATCACCGGCGCCGGCTCGATCAAGCGCGCCTCGATCCCTTCCAGCATCTTTTTCACTTCAGACAGGCTTTCCGCCAATGCCTGGTTAATGAAATCCTTCACTTCGTTCAAATTCATAGTCATATCTCCTTTGCTTGAACTCATTCTTGTCATGATATCCGTTACCGACAAAATACCATCCGCCAAACCAGCCGCTACAGCTTCTGCACCCATATAAAAGCCCGCCTGCGTGGCAATCACCGCCGCCTGTGTCATACATCTGTTTCGCGCAACAATCGCAGTGAGCATGTCGTAGAGCTTATCGACGTGGGCTTGCAGCACTTCCTTGGCATCAGATTTCAACGCCTCATGCGGGTTGTAATCATTTTTATGATCACCGGCAAAAATAGTGGTATATCGAAGTCCCAGGTTCTTGTCGTAACCGCTCTGGTCAATGTGAATGGCGATAACCCCGATCGAACCGACCTGCGCGGTTGTTGGCAGATAAATTTCATCCGCTGCGGAAGCAATCGCGTAAGCAGCCGAAAAAGCCGCATCATCAGCAAGGGCAATGATAGGCTTGGTTCCCCTTGCATGGTAGATTTCATCCACCAAATCAAAAAGGCCCGCGACTTCACCACCTGGGGAATCTATAAGAAACAAAATGCCTTCAGCACGTTCATCGGCCATCGCCGCCCGGAAACTATCGCGGATATCCAAATAGGACGTGGTCCACCAACTGTACGCGCGATAAGTCAGCCCGCCTGAAATCTCGATCAGGGCAATGCCGTCAATGATCGCGTAACCCGCATCCGCAAACACAACCTCGTTTTCAAAACAGGCCAGCGCCTGAAATTTGTCGGCACTCTTGCAGTCAGCCGTTTCCTTGCCATGCAATGTCACGCCATTTGACTTGATACCCGCCGTTTTTGCAGAAAGAATTTCATCAACTGCTTGCGGCGCCACCATCAACGCTGCATTAAAAAGCCTGGTCGGTATTTCCATCACCATTTCCTCCTGTTTTTCCCTTCGGTTTCCTTGCGAAGCATTGTCACGGCCTTGCGTCCGAATCAAACACCAGGGCAGCCGCATCCGCCCGCTCATTATCGGCCTGAATTTCTTCCTCAAGCGCTTCAACGTCCAATCCCCGCTCAGCCACCTCCTGGGTCCGGGAAGAAAACCCGGAGCGGACAAGACCGGTTGACGCCTTCAAGTCCTTAAGGGGGTCAACCCACGGCCAGCCGTCAATCGTCCATTTGATCCGCATGTAAGATTTCGGGTCCTTTGCATATCCCGGCAAGCGCATGGCATTCGACAGCGCAACCTGGGAAAGCCAATACCTGGCAACCGGCCTGCATATCTGATATGCCATGACATTGAAAATAAACTGCTTGCATTGGCGTTGAAATTCGAGGTTTCCGGCCCGGATAGAGGAATAAGTCACTCCGGACAGATCCCCGGTAAACTTTTCATAAGTCAGCCCGCCGATCCCCCGCGCCGCCCGCTGCTCCTGATGCTTGACAAAAGAACCATAATTGCCGCCGACATCCGCCGGCTCCGAAAACGTGACATTGTATCCGGGAGGAAGCGATGGAAACGTGCCTGGCTCCATCTGGATAACGGGGGAACCGGTTTCATCCGCATCCCCCTCGTTTCCAAAGAGTGGGGGCATATTGCCTTCTTCCGAAGGCTGTGTGATAAACCCCCCGAACATGGCTGCTGTTTTTTTACGTACCAGCTCGGCGTCATTAAATTGGTTCAGCTCGTGCATGGTCAGGATCAGGGAAGCGAGCCACGGCCGCCCACGCTGCTGCCCAGGGCGAAGCGGCTGGAATGCGTGAAGTATCTCAGGTGCCGGAATCCGAATCCGGTCATATGGGTGAACACTGGTCAGGAAAGTCTCCCCTGGATGCTCCCGGAACATCCAGTACGCCTTGCGTTGACCTGTCTTATCAAACTCAATACCCATGCGGATTTCATTGCCGTTTGGGGCAATCGTATTGTAATTGTGGTCCAGGTGATCGGCTTCCAGTATCTGTAATTGCAGCGGCACCATAAGCCCTTTTCCCGAGCGCTTCGGGCAAAACCGAATGAAAACCTCTCCGGATTCGATGATCGACCGGGCAGCAAGCGCCTGGAGTCCATAAAAATCAAGCAGCCCATCTGCGTCCGCTTCCTGCGTCCAGTCCGACCAGAGTTGTTGCAGCCTCTTTTTGAGCTTGGAGTCGGCAAGCTGCCACCGGGGGGAAATTCCCATCCCGACAATATTGGATACCAGACAATCAAGTGCCCCGCATATCTGGGGATCATTACGCGACAGTTCGCGGGACCGGGAACGGAGATTCCCGAGGGATGAGTACAGTGTGCTGTTCGGCCCTGACGTGGATGTGCCCCAGTTCGACAGGCGCCGGCCGTTTCCCGCACCCTCAAAAGCGGTATAAGCGCGGATCTTGCGGCCAGAGGCATCCAATATCTTCAGATAGGCCATTAAACCCCCTTGCTCGTAGATATTCGGAAGTGTCGTGGTCTGCTGTTCAAGGCGTTTATCTCCGCTATGAGGCTGGACTTGTAATCCTGTAAATCCCCGAGCTTGGCTTGACCATATTCGGCCATGCGTTCACCGTTTGAAATGCGGATGACGCGCTCGCCCGACATCAAGTTCGCAATGGCTTCGTCTACAGCAGCAAGTAATGTATTCAACTCTGTTAGGGTCTGTGGCATGGCGATAATAATGCAGGATTTTTTCAGGGACGCAAGTTGAGCACCGTACACAGTTCGCAGTATTCGCTTAAAATGCAGGGAAAAGGGGCTTTTGTGTGCAGGAAGAAGGAAGTGCGATATTTGCGAATATCCGATGCTTTCAAGGGGGGCGGTTAAGATGGTAACTTATCGGTTATAATGAAAAAACAAGGCAATCTGGGGGAGTGGTGCAAGTAGGGCACCCGTATGGATTTGAATGAGTGGAAAGGACCCATTTTTGACATGAAATGAGGGTAAAATGACATGAAAAATGAAAAAAAAAAGCGGAAAGGCGTGAAATGTCAATGGTTGATGATTGATGATGTTAGATGTAAAGTGGGTAGCTATGACAAACCGGATGGATTCGTGAGAAGCCCAGGGTGCAGCTCCACATGATGTACCATGGATGCAACCTGAACGGAAGGAGCAGGCGTCACGCCCCTTGCAAAAAAACCGCAAGGGTCGCGCCGCTGGGCCATTTGGTGCAAGCCCGGTAGTTTGTTCCTGGAGTCGCCTTCGGCTCCACCACGAAGCGGATAAAAGCATTTGATATTTGATGGTGCAACCTCTCTCGTGAGGTGTAGGCGTCACGCCCCTTGCATAAAAGCCGCAAGGGCCGCGCCGCTACTCATTTGGTTGTTGCTTGCCATATCTGCTGGCGGATAAAGGCCAATTTGATGGTGACTGACTGCACATTCAGTGAATAAAACGTCCTTTGGTGTTGAAGCGCCTATGCGGTGACGCGACCTGACGGCGTGGCTGGCGACACGTCCTTTGCAAAAAAGCCAGCAAAGGCCGCGCCGCTACTCTTTTGGGTGGCTCGCCGGGCAAAAACAAAAGCAAAAGCACCCGCACTGCTGTGGCGGCTCGGCGTATTGTTGTTTTTATGCTTCCCCGCTAGCGCCCCTGTGTGGGTGTGGGGGTATTGGTGGTGGCGGATGTGGTTGATGATCCCAGGGTGTTGGTGTTTCGTCTTATACTGGTATTGGCATTACCTGAGTTTCTGCCTTTGAGCGTTCCGGCTGACGCCGTCGGTTGTCTTCCGGCTCCGCTGTCGCTCCGGTCTTCGGCAAAAAGCCGCCGAAGACTTCCCTTCAGCCCCCCTAACGCAACAGCAACAGCAAAAACCATGACCTGGACGTGGGGAAGCAATGCCAAAGCGCTCCCCAAACTGCCGGGGAGCGCTTTGGCGACGTTCTATTGAGGTGATGCGACCAGAAGAAAAGAACAAGCCAGGGAGCGCACCATGGGTGTGCTGAAGGACGGGGACGGAGTGCGCCTGCACGCACCCGCAAAACAAGTTTGGCGGGAGCGCTTCGGCGATGTTCTATTGAGGGGATCGGAAGTGACTGCCCTCCGGCGGGAGCCCTGCTGAAAAACACAGGCCCCGCCGGCAGGACTTTGTTTTGTGCTGGCTACGGCGCACCCGCAAAGCAAGCTTGGCGGGAGCGCCTATGCGACGACCTTTTGTGTCGGCCTGGAACGGGACTGCCCTCCGTGCGGAAAAAAGCACCGCCCGGCTGGTCTTCTGTCAGTGTGTGTGTCGGCGCTCCCACAAAGCAAGCTTGGTGGGAGCGCCTAACAGACGTTCTTCAGGGGTGACGCGAAAAGGACTGCCTTCCGGCGGGAGCCTGCTGAAAAATACAGCCCCGCCGGCAAGGCTTCCGGTCAGAATGAGTAAAACGCTCCCTATACAGCCAGGGAGCGTTTTACAGACGACCTTTTGAGGAATACCACGAGAAAAGCCTGTATGCCGAGGCCGAAGCTTTGATCCACCGCCCGTCACGACTTAACGGCGCTCCCTATACAGCCAGGGAGCGCCTATCAGCCGCGCCGAGCTGGTTAAGGCGGAGAGCAAAAAAAAGCCTGCATGCGGATATCCTGAGTTCTGAACCCGCCCGGCCTGCGACTTCCAGGGTCTCCCAAACTGCCGGGAGACCCTTACAGCCGCGCCGAGCTGGCGTGAGAAGCATCCTGGACGAAAAAGCAGAGGAATAAGGTATTCTGTCAGTTTGATCCCCCGCCCGCCGGGTGACTTGGTTCCTATGGACTTTCACGGGTTGCGACCGGCCGCTTAAAACCTTGGGTCAAGTCGTTCCGTTCGGCACGGCTGATAAGAGCTCTTATCAGCCGTGGCTTTTTGGTCTGCACGCTGCAAAAAACCGCAGCACGCAGCCCAAAAACCTGCCCTCACTCCACTAGACATAACACGCATTATGTCTTCTTGCCCCAAGGTTTACGCGACCTGTTTGATCTCTCCGCATAACCTTCCTGGCAGATCGCCCGTCCGCCCCCAGGGGCTCCCAAAAGCAAAAGCCGTGCAGGCGTCACGATTGTGCATGATACCCCGCCCGGTCAAACCGCTCCGGCGCTCCCGATACAGCCCGGGAGCGCCTAGGCGACTTTCCCGAGCTGGTTGAGGGGTGTTCCGATAAAAAAGCCTAAAAGCTCAAGCACAAGCATGTGGCCGCAGCTTTCAGGCGCACCCAAACTGCCGGGAGCGGTGTACAGGCGACCTTTTGGAGCGGCGGAAGAAAAACAAAAGCAGTGACGGCCGGTGCACTGCGGCGCTCCCTGAAAATCCAGGGAGCGCCTATGCGACAACCTTTCTGAAAACTCGGGAAGGAAAAACCACGGCGCAGTCCGACATGCAGTGCAGATCGGCGCACCCGATACTGCCCGGGAGCGCCTAGGCGATTTTCTATGCGACGCCTTCATTCAAAACGCGGAAGGAAAGGGGTTAGGAGATGGCCAATGGTTGGACGTTCAGTGCTGGCCAGCCGCTCCCTAAAAAGCCAGGGAGCGGCTAGGCGATGTTCTATTGTGAAGCGCCGAGAAAACAGCCGGGCTGCCCGCTATGTGGTTCAAACGGCGCACCCCATAAAGCCGGGGAGCGCCTAGGCGATTTTCTATGTTGACTGGACGCAAAAGCAAAAGCACAAGCACCAGCACAGACACCAGCACAGGCACAAAAGACGGCCCTGGACATGTGTCACGTGTTCACGGGAACCTCGCACAAGCTCGGTACCCGTTCACATGGCCCGAAGAACAGAACAGAAGAAATACGGGGACATCCAGTGCGTGTTCGCGGCGGCCAGGCCCAAAAGCCAGGCACCCGCTCCATAAGACAAAACAGCACCAGCACAAAAGACGGCACTGGACGTACAGCACGTGTTCACGGGATTCGCGCACAAAAGCGCGAATCCCGCTCCATGGGGCAGAGGTGGATCCAGAAAAAAACACCGCCACGACCGGTGCGAGCTTACGGGAACCGTGCCCAAAAGCACGGTACCCGACGCCAGGAGCTATTTTGCAGTTGCAATGAAATCGTGTGCAACTGCAATGACAAAAGCAAAAAACTGTGAACGCGCGGTACGTGCTCACGGG